TCATTAAGTTTTCTGAGATCTAAGGAATTCATCTGATATCTCAGATGACAAAAAGAAACTTTAGCATTCCCATATATACTTCTCAAACTCTATTACCTTTTGCATATCATATTCTCTACTTATTTTACTCTTTTTACCTGGCTAACTAGATATATTTCTTTATGATTTAATATACTAGTTAGATGCCATCATCAAAGTAGAGGTGCTGCGGGCGGACACCAGGGGCAGTAGAACGGCGCCCTACAGGCGTCTCATAGGAATACTGGCTAGCAGGGGCAACATATGCCTGGCTGAAGCGCCGCACACTAGGAACCTTCTTAACAGCCTCCGTGTTATCGAGGAGGTCAAGGCCACTGCCAACGGCCTCAAGGAAGTGCTCACGGTAATAGAGATCCTTGAACTTATCCCCTGAGACAATAATGCGAGGAAGGGCAGGAAGCGTCAGCTGAACACTCTTATAGCCCTCCTCATCAAGTGCCTGGTTCTTAAAGAGCATATAGAGGTAGTCAATGACACGGGCACGGTAGAGGCCAGTTACCTCATGAGTGATAGGCTCACCGTTGTTCTGATCACGATAGATAATCTCAAACTCGTTCGTCTCATAATTCTTCCGAATACGGATGGTGTCATCGCCGCCCTTAGACGCATCGTTGTGGATCAGGTGGATGTAAACAGAGGTATCAGAGTAAGCCATTTCAGTGGTGTGCTATCATACACTGCTGAAATGCATTCAATTTTTGCGGCCGAGTTTTAGCTCATTGTTGTCTGAATGAGAAGGCGCTAATGTCATTAATATGTTGTACATCCTGTGCCACCTTAATTTTGGTGGCAGTAACTGTTCTTAATGAATCTAGACGTAGAGGGGCAAGTCTATTCTTCAAGACAAGCTCATCAAGTGTTGGTCTAATAGGCTGGAATGTCTTAGCCCTTATTTCAGCATTAAATGGCTTGTATGCACGAGGAGGATCAACAGGTACATTCCTGGAGTTTCTATCAAGTCGAGAAAGATTATTATTATTCATTCTACCTGCACTATTTGCTGAAGCCGTCTGAATAGCAATTGTCTGAGGAGTTACAAGATTATGAGCAGTTCTACTTAATATTAAAGAGGTCTGCTTCGCCTTTTCTGAAACTTTTTGAGCCTTTCCTTTAGCCTCATTTACTCTCCATAAAAGAGCTAATGTGATATCTATATCTGGAACAGTTGCTTGAGAACGCGCTTTAACAAGTATTTCTGTTATAGACCGTGAATCTTCGGCTGCTACACTAGTATCTGCATCCTTAAGGTTTATCTGTGATAATAAGCCATTTACTGTATTTGATGATCTAATTGATACAGCAACACCAGTGTAAGCAGAAGTGTTAGATGTTACCTTATTTACTGCAGCCATCATATCATTCAACATCTTAAGGGAATTATTTGCTGATACAATAATCATGGGTTCAGGTGTTATATTAGATGCAAAGCTCGTCTGAAGAGATATGAGGGCATTTGAAACAGTCCTTGAATTAGAAGCAGAGATATCCGCTGGTGCAGAAACCTTTCTAGCAGAATTAGCAATATCAATAGATGGTTTAGATACATAATATGGATCGTATGGGCGGTCTCCTGGAATAGATATTTCAGATCCAAGAGATTTCATTGTTGAAGCAGCTTGAAACATTTGCTTCGCAGTAGCTTCTGCAAGATATAATACACTGTCATTTCCTCTTGCGATAGTATCAAGTGAATTTGATAAAGCAATAGACGCAGCAATATTTGTAGTAATATCTGTATTAGTTGTAAGGTTCGATAATGAGGCAGATATAAAACCCTTAATGGTATTTATTGCATAGTTTGCCACTTGAATTGCATTGTTAAGAGGAACACTAGGTACATATTGTGTTACAAGTGTCTCTTTTCCCGCTATAGCATTAAGAGGATCTGCCATGTTTTTAATAACAGATTTAACTAATATATCAAACTTAGAAACAACCGTTAGATTTACAGAAACAGATGTAGACCTTATAACAGCATTATTTAATAGCCCCTGTGTCCTAAGAAGGTATTGTAATGCATTATTCTGAGCTAAAGTAATGGCATTATTAGCATCTTGTACTGTGCTACCCACCATAGTAGATACTCTAGATAATGTAGTTATATCAATTGTATTAACATCTGGTTTCGACATACCTACAGACGAAACAACTATTTCAGATGCAATTCTATCAGCTACAATTTCTGTAGCCTTATGAGTTAAATATGCTAAATATGAAGCGTCTTCGCATATTTTATAGACTGAATACGCATTTGTATAAGCAGTATTAGCAAGTGTTGAACTATTCTGATTAGCATAATTTACTCCAGATGACGCATTCTTATAATTAGTAGCAGCAATCTGTGTTGCTAGATTAGTAGCAGCAACAGTTGCTTCCTGTTCTATTTGTAGATTAGACTTAGAATATGCAGCATCCTGTTGCGCATTTATATCTACTTGTGCTGCAGTATAGCGAAGTTGTGCCATGGTTAATAGTTGAGGATCATTATAATAACTACCCAATGCAGCCATAAGGCCTGTTGGATAACTACCTGTTATATCGAGGGACACTCTGCCGCCAATGTTATTTTCTCCAAAGACACTCATCTATTGTATACTTATAATTTATAAGAATAGAATAGATATAATTAAAGAACTATGCGTCGGAAGTTAGATATAGTGCCTTATTTATAAGGGCTCGTTGAAATGCCCTCTTGTGATTGGGTTCTTCAATAGAAATACGCATGGATATCTGGTATTTATCAAGATCATCTAATATAGTTACTTTATCAGTTAAACTAAATGAGCTTCTAAGATTATCTATAAGTTTTTCTAAGGCTTCTTTATTTATAGATGTATCTTCTGTTAAAGTGTTATATACTATATATTTTACAGGCTTACATAGTGGCTGCGCTTGCATTATTAAAGGGTCCATCGTAGAAAGTAATTCTAGTTTTCTATCACGAGCCTTTTTTATGGCAGTTCTATAAGTTTCTTCTAACTTTATTAATAATTCTTCTGGAATATTATAAATAATTTCATTTTTATTTGATTTAGGGGTATATCTTTCTTGTATAAAGTTGTTAATTGACAACATTAGATTAGGCTTTGGATTTTCTGGTAATTGTGGGGGTATGCGCGGCTGTGATAGAGGTATAGGATTAGTTATTTTATGAAATTTAAAGTCGTTTTGTGGGGCTACAGGTGGATTAAATTGAGGGATATTCTTTAATGGTGTATTTAGAGCAATTGTTCGATGTTGATTATTATGTATATGAGATGACGGGTTAATAGAAATAGTTTGTGTAGTTTGTATTGAAGCAGCAATTATAGCTGACGCCTTAGAAGCAATCGATATTGCAGATTTAGATGCAGACGCACGACTGGCAGTTGCCCTTGAAATAGCACCCCTTCTTCTAGCTATAGAACCTTCTGAAAATGTAGGGACACTCGGTTTTTCATCATCATAATCATAATCATCCATTCTAATATTATATAGATTAATATGCGAACATCATACCTGCACGGCCACCATAGACGCGCAAAATGTTATATGTCTCAGCGTAAACATAGATTACATAACGATCTACTAAATCATCTGTAATGTTACCTGTCTTGCCGTGAAACCTCATTGTTAAATTAAGACGCTGTATCTTATCTAAATTTGCTTCACCCATAGGCATCGAGAAAGGTGTATGCCCATTCTGTAAACCCAATGGTATATTATAGAAGTATCTATTAACCCATGGTGCCTTTCTTTGCTCCATGGATGGAATGAGAGACCGGAATAGTGCTACATTCTCTGTACTATAACGCGTAAGTGTCTCAGAATAATTTAGAGCTAACCAACGGATAGGTTCTGAATTACGCGTTGAAAACCCTGGCTTCAGCATTGTAGGGAGCCTCTCATTAAGACCTTGAGCATCTGGCCACCATGGCGCTTGTATAGTATCATCTGTTAAATCTCTAGTACAAAGAAAGGGTGCATTAAAGCCTGTGCCCTCGTATTTCTGACAAAAGAAAAAGAGATCTCTTGTAGGGTTAGGTACTATCAGAGGTATTCTAGCAAAGTTATTTGCCTGAGTATCAACTGGATCAAAGATATAATGTTGAACTATAGGAACCTGTATATCTGCAATACGAAATCTGTTAGCCTCTGGCTTATCTAAATACACGTATTCTACCAAGAGGTATGCGTCTTGCATAGAATATTCGGTAGGCATTGATACAGAAGATTTACTTACTTTCTGACCAGGGGCTCTTACAGGTTCCAGACCAGGCAATATGGAGCCTGATGTGTCTTTATTGTAAAAAGAAGAACCTGCCATTGGCCATAAGGAGGCTCCCTGAGCATTACTCTGAACAACATTTCCCGAATCATCTACTGTTCTCGATTGAGTATAGTAAAGGCCGTTAATAGTATTGAAATCCAATGTAATACGTGTCTCGTCTATATTTAGAGCATCTATAGGTAAGAAACACCCTGGATCCCCCCTTGAAAACCAAAAGGGCAGGTTCACGACGACTTGCTCGGAAGTGCTTGTGGTGCCAAAAGAAGTGTCTGTAAAACCATTGTCCTTTCTTAAGATTTGTCTACTCTTTTCAACTGTCTTCTCCAAGGGCGTCTGAAACTCGTCTATGACCTCCATGAGCCTACCTGGAATTGTGTCTGATAAGACACCTCCAATGTGTAATTGAACCTGATTGACTAAGTTATGCCCTAAGGAATTCGTCCATCCAAAGTGTGGTCCAACAAATCCAGGTTGAGACTGTGCTAAATTTTGTGGCGTCTTAATATCTGGCATCTGAACTACCAAAAAAACTCTAGATATCAGTTCACCTTGAACAGGTAAACGTGCCACTGCTATCTTTCCAAAGTCTGGTTTTGTTGCGAAATCTATTCTTGCCCAATTCGTTCCATATCTCCCTGCCTTTACAAAGACGCTCAGTAAAGATCCAATACTCGGTTGTCCCTTTGGTGGTTGTAGCCTTTCGTCTTGCATTCCTGTTGAAACTATCTTGAGTAGACTGGCTACCATCTACTCATCTTTCACCATTTTGTTTATATGATATTTACCGTGCTGCTTACATAAATGCTCAGATGTTGCGTCTTTCATTATAGCACTGCGTTTACATGCCTTACCCTCCTGTGTTAGAGCAATGCATATATAAGCCATACTATGACCCTTTCTGACCTTATTCTTCATCCATGCTTCAGACGACTGGTCAAAGAAGTCCTTTGTGAACTCTTCGATACCAGGCATTTTAACATAGAATAACACTAATTAACTATCAATTTTATTTATATAGGTGGGGCTTAAAATTGATATATACCCCTCTATATTAGATTATACACCGATGTCTAAAGTTAAGAAAGAAAAGGGTCAATTCTATACAGTAAACAGTTCATATATCCTAGAAGGCCTACCTATGCCACCTAGAACCGCCAGGTGTGTGATGGAACCATTTGCAGGTAAGGGAGACCTTCTACCCTGGCTAACAGCGAATGGCAATACATTGCCCCTAGAGCTTTATGATATTGATCCTAAGAAGGAAGGTGTTATTCAAAGAGATACTCTTCTAAATCCACCCAACTATAAGGATACCTGGATCATAACGAACCCTCCTTATCTTGCTAGAAACAAATGCGATACAAAGACTATGTTTGACAAATATGATACCAATGACCTGTATAAGTGCTTCATTCATTCCCTGACTAAGCAAGAGCCTTGTGCAGGCGGTATCTTCATCATTCCTGCTGGGTTCTTCCTGTCTCCTAGAGACCTGGATGTGCGATGTCGCAATGAGTTTCTCTCTAAATACAGGCTGCTCAAGGTGAAATACTTTGAGGAGACTGTCTTTCCAGACACTACTACAACAGTTGTAGCATTTGCCTTTGAGAAGTCTTCTACTAAATTAGTTGAGCAAGAGGTTGAATGGATTTCTCTCCCTTCTAAGGAAACCAAGTCGTTCAAGATGTTAAAGGAAAATAATTGGATTATTGGAGGCGATATCTATAAACTAACAGTTCCTTTAACAGTAAAGGTCCGTCGTCATGTGGAAGGCCAGGCTCTAAAGACAGGTGAGCAGAGAACATCAATGACCCTTAATGCCCTAGATAGTGGAACAAAAGATGGTCGGATATCTCTAGATTACAAGGATGGTTATGTATACCCTGCAAAGGATTGTAGTAGAACCTATGCGACCCTATGTGTTCTAGGAAAGACCCTTTCACTCGATGACCAGAAGAAGATTTGTAAGGGGTTCAATGAGTTAGTGGAAAAAAAGAGGGCAGAGACTTGGAGCCTCTTCCTTCCTCAGTTCAGAGAATCAAAGGAATATGCTAGAAAGCGTATTCCGTTTGAACTAGCGTATACTATTGTTCTTCATCTTATTAATCAATAAATACCTTATTACAGATGCCATTTCCAAAGCGTACCCATTGAAAGGCATAGACGAACACGTGAACTTCCCATTCAGTATCTGAAGAGCCACCTGGTGGCTTCACATTAAGAGTTAAACGTAAGGTGTTCAAGCGACTTGCGTTAATCGTACCTGTAGGGTCGTGTTGACCAGGGTGTCTAGCAAAAGAGTAACCATAGATAAAAGCATCATATGCAGCCTTACCACCTCTATGAGCTCTTGAGATATGAGAGCGGAACCACGCCTCATCTTGTGAAATAATATCTTGACCATTTGCCTGTATCTTCGCTGAAACTAAAAGGGGTTCTAGTGGGGCAAATGTAGGGTGGTAGTCTTTTTCTAAGGTAGCACTATAGTTTGTCCAGTCATTATTTAGAGTAACTGCTGCCTTGCGTCTCAAAATCCAGACAATTTCCTCAACTGGCTGGTTCGCTTCAAGGGGTAATTGAACAGTTATAAGGTCATTACCTGTCTTATTTACAACATATTTCAAGGGTTCTGTGAAGTCAAATTGTTGAATCTCTCTAAAGGGTCTCTCAAACTGATCTCTGAGAAGCATCTCACGATAAGGGCCATCAACAAAGACACCTTGCGTTAAAAGCTGAATATTTTTTAACATAGGTTCATCATCAGATGAATGAAATGATTTAACCTTTTCCATTTTTAGACGATTATCAATCATCTTGAATTCCTTTCTTAAGGGTGTATCAAGACAATCTGCACGAGTTCCAGATAAGATACGAACAATCTGGTCAAACCTCTTTAAGGTCACTCGAATTCTCATGGTTCCCTGACGACATGCTATTAATGGAAATGTAGCCCTTATTTTTTCTCTGAGCATAGAGAACATAAGTGGAACTGTTACCCAACCATCCTCTGTAAAAAAAGCCCTCTTACCATCAGCCGCTTTTACATCATCAATGGACTTCAGGCCCAGTGTATCTGCTATTCCATACTGGATATTCAAGTCAGGGAATAAGACAGAACTAACATGAATGGAATCACCTGTTACTCTTTCTAGGACCTGGTCGTCTACTTCGAGAGTAGCCTCTTCTAGAACTGCAGTGCCAAGGGAATTACAATATGTCCAGAGTTCCTGAGGCTTCATAGGGGTCAAATTGTTGCGTCTAAGATTTTCTCTTATAGCAGCTGTAAACCAGTCTCCAAGCTGTAATTGAATACATAGACTACTAATCAAGTCTCCACAATTCATATCTCCCAATTCAAAGGTGAACATCTGACCAAAGGTGGCAGGGCCTCTAAATGTAAACTCACGCATTACAGACGACATTGGCACTGTCCGTAGTGTTTCATCTCTAGTAAATCTGGTTACAACAGCATCTAATGGAAAAATAGTATTATCCTGAATATCCCTTGATACTAAATCTATGAGAGTTGTTGCAGGGCCTCTTGGCTGTTTTGTTCCATATCCGTTTTTTTGATTAATATCCATCTATCTACTTAGTACGATTAGTGCGTATTTCAAGCACTAACCGCATTGCTAAATAGTTTCACTATTTAGTTCCCGTGCTTCCAAAGCCGCCCTCGCCCCGCACCGTCTCAGGAAGAGAATCCACGTAGGCGACCTCCTTGATATAACCAAGAGCTGGGGCAATAATCTGAAACAGGCGCGTCCCCTTCTCAACACTGCACAGCTTAGAGCCAACTGAGATCAGAGGGGCCATAAGCTGACCGCGGTAAGAGCGGTCAATAATACCACGACTATTAGCCATAATGAAACCAGTCTTGTAAATGGAAGAACGAGGCTCTAGAGTAAAGTGGCAATCCTCAACTAGCTCAACCCCATCCTCAACAGGAGTAAACTGAACCATTCGCGCCTTTACACCAAGAGGCACAAGAGTTGCCACTGTAGCAGGGGGGTGGTCTACAACAACCTTTAGGTCATAGCCGGCATTGTCCTGAGAAAGCTTCTCAACTGTGCCAGTCTGAGGATAAAAGGGTGCACCCTGCTCAGTAACGAGAAGCTCAAGACGATAATAAGAAGACATTGTGCTTAATTATATCACTGCAACCTGGTCAATTTTTACGTGATAAAATTGAGGTTGATATGCATGTTAAACTAGTATCAATATGCCTAGCTTTTCAGATATTACTTCTGCACTTAGACTTCCAGCATGCTGTATGAGAAAGAACCCTACTCCTAAGCAGCAACTTCAGGAGGATCTTCGTATGCTTGGAATTTCATTTAGTCTTTATCTTATCTCATACTGGTATGGCTTTCACTCTCTATGCATCCTCTCAATGGTATCAATGAATATGCTTACGTTCCAGGCCGGTATTACATTCCACCATATCTATTCCAAGCCTATTCATCTGAACCAGTTTGACGAGCTTGATAGTTCCATGGAGGTAGATGATGATACGGATACCCGTTCTCTAAAGCAAAAGGAGCATGGTGCATCAATGTCAAGGCCGATGACAGATGAACAGGAGGAGAAGCTAAATGAACAGCTTCAACGCATGGTAGAGGAGACTACCCTACGAAACCGTAAGAGGGCTAGTATGACCAGTGCTCGCACGCCTTCTTCAACTACACTTGTAGAGGATACTTCAGTACCATCTTCTGATGTCGAGGACGATTACAAGGATATGCCTCCTCTGATAACACCTGAGGAGGCCAATCCAGTTATTAAAAAACCAGCTAATGTATCACTTGTATGGTCAGAGGTTCCTAACTTCTCCCAGACCCATTATCTGCATAATTACATGGACGAGGTTGATTAAGATTTAGTTTCCAAAAAGCAAAACACCTCTCTCTGCCTCAATAGAATAAATACCCCAACCAATAGAAACAGTTCTCATACATACTCTTTTTTGCCCTAGACTTGTTGGCAAAGTATCCTTGATATCCATCCATAATGTAGGCTTATCTGCGCTTGTCATATTGACAGTTCCTGAGGGTCTGCGTTGTTCAGGAGCCTTATTTCCATATTGAGGACCAATAGTAAAAGATAGCAATGAGATTGGGAGGCCAGGGTTCTTTTCAGCCTTTGTAAAGGGTGAAATGTGCTCCCAGTGGGCAGGATCACGTTGCTTTTCTCTCTCCTTCGCAGCTATCAAGAGCTCCAATAAATTATAGTATTCCCCTGTTCCCATAGGGTTCTTCAAATTCCACAACTGATTTCTCTCAATACAATACTCAGATTGAAACATAATTAAGATAGATTCGGCTGGATGTCTGCCGTCTATTCTTTTTGTTACATACGAAGTTCCTCCATTTCCTACAGCAATATAATCAGACGGATCCAAGCTTAACTTATTCTCAAAGGGTCTCAAGAAAGGTATCTCAAACTTATGCTGCTTCAATAAAGATTGCAAATCCTGTCTGACATATCGCTGTGTTGTCTCTAAAGTAATTAAGGGTCGCCCAATGAGTTCCCGTTGTAATGGCGTAAATGGCGTCTGAACCCCTGAACGGTCTGTGACCCTAAAGTCAGATCGGGTCCAAGGGGTTGGCTTAATTGAACCAGATGAACATTCTACTAAGTCTTCTAACCGTCTTAACTTGCATCGAATTCTGAATTTCTGACCGGGAAGACAAACGAAAGGAAACCCGCCCTCATCAGGATGAGCACACCCTATGAGCGGTAGTCTTAGGGTAAGCTTCTTAGGATTAGCATTCCTTTGAACATCTAAGGGGCTCCCTGAATGACAACCCATTTCCTTCAGAATAAGTGATTCCTGAGATAAGGAGCCCTGTAAATGAAACCAACTATACAAGAAATCTCCAGTGAATTCCTGTAATAAAAGCTGATCTTGATAGAATTGTATCTGTTCAAACAAGAATGCTCCAATCCCCTGTGTATAACCATACGTCTGACCCTGGGCATCTGAGATTACAGATGAATTATTCTTGGGTGCAATAGTTAAGGGGAGCCAAGTGGGTAGCTCAACAACAAGTGAGGCATTAATCATTATATCCCCGAAGACTTCCATCTCCCATTCTACCGAGCGACCAAAGTCAATCATATTAAGTGGCTGAGTTTGTCTGACTTCATCTATAGTGGCGGGCCACGTCTCAATATTGTAGCTAAAGGGAACATGTGCGTCTTTGTTTGAATTCATAAAGTAAACGTCCTTTTTACCTCTCGCCACAAGTTCTAGTAAAGAACCTTCTGCCGAGGTGTTTGGTCTATCCATCTAATATCTCTAGATTAGTTTACTTAAATCGCTTAACGCGCCTTGTCTTTCTAACCCTTCTAGAACGAACACGTGTCTTCTTTCGCCTACCCCCCTTTACAGGAGTATCTTGTATAAGAGCAATAAGTTCACCTGCCTCTTTTCTGAACTTAATCTTCTTTTCATCACTAGCTTTCTCTATTAATTTTACAGCGGTTTCTTCTATTGCTTGTACTGCACCAGACTTGTCTATACCGTCAACTTTCAAGAGTTCTTTAACGGTATTTTCCATGAACTTACCAGCTGCATATTGCAGGAGTGTCTTCCCATCCTCATCCTTTCTATTTACATCTACACCCTTTTCAATCATCTTAGGTATCATATCTGTTATACCAGCTCTAACGTATCCCTTAAGAATATCAAATCCAGTTTGACCCTTGATTATATTGTTGGGAGCCGTGTTAATATTTATCAGACGGCCTGCTAGAGAATTACGTCTTCTCTTTCCAATACGTTCATTTTCTGAAGGATGCTTTGCTATATCTCTGCATGAAAAATTATAATGAATGCCAGGGAACATCTTGAAAGACCAAGACTGCGTAAAGGCATATTTATCCATTGCATCCTTTAGAGATCTGTAAGTAATAGGTTTATCTACAAATTCTAAATCGTCCCTTATCATCTCATATGTAGGAAACTTAGAGCCATCTAATAATTTGTGCAAGTCATCATCGCTTATATTTGAGCAATCTATTGTCTTAAGAACTTGCTCCTCATCATATGACTTTTCACTTTTAATAGATGGATCTACAAAGACATTATTGTCATCTAAGCTGAGAACTCCTGACTTACCAATCTGACACTTTTCTCTATTCCATGCTAGAAAGGGATAATGTATACAGTCGACATAGGTCCTATCTCCATGCAATTCAGCCTCAGGATAATGCACGTGGAAAGACCTACCAAAGTGAGCCATAAGGTCGTATTTGTACTTTACAGGGTCGCGCAACTTATCACGTATTCCTGCCGGCTTATCTTCAAACGCAAAGAGTAGCTTACCCCAGTTGCTAGATAAGATACCACATTCCTCTATAGTAACATAAATGCAGCCTGGAGGAACTGGTTGTTCAAACAATATATCTTCTCCATGACCCTCCTTTGTATATATTGCTGGCAATGAAGGCTTGATTTCATTTGCATTCTTAGGTTCATACGGTTCCAGGTGTTGTCTGAAAAGAAGCTTTTCGCCCTCATTCAATGTTTGAACTCTGTACTTGATATCATTTGGTTCTTCTACTTCCTCTATAATCATAACAAGATGTCTGGTATCATCTGAATTATAAGCGGCCTTTGTCATAGAACCGCCCTCTGAATTGTAGTTTACTGATATATTGTTTTCTGAGTTCGATTCTATTTCACGAGCCTCTGGAGTATTATCAACCATGATAGTCCCTGGTTCAAAAGACAAATCTGAGACCTTTTTCATTATATCCTTATTTCTTATATCGCTATGTATTCCATATTTTCTCGCTAGAGGAGTTGCATTGATAACAAGTTCTGTAAGAGTATCGGGTAATGATCCAAGTTTCTCAATCCTGGTACTTGTTAAAACAAGACTAGTCAATCCCTCTGGAAATTTTCCATATACGTTGGTTATAGGATTTTCTGACATATCAAGATATTTAAGACCTCTTGGCAATAAGTCTGCATTGAGTTCGCTTATGTTATTTTCCTGTAAAAAAATACCATCTGCCTTAGACCAATTAGGGTCATCAATAGGTAATGCTGTTAAATCAGCACTCTGTCTATTTAGTTCTATATAGCTGCTATTTTCACTGTCGGAGTTCGACATTCTACAGATTAGACAGAAAGTAAAAGCTTGTTAATTACCTCATTCACCTCACCCTTTGATAGACTTCTTGGACCAACTGTATTAGATGGAAATACATGTTTATTTACTTCATCAAGAAGTATCTGAGATTTCCCCTGATTGTCTAACTTTAGAAAGTAATGTGTCTGAGAATTAAATTGTTTATCAGATTTCAGATGGCATGTTCCAGCCTTTGCTCCAACACGACGAATAACTAAATGGAATTCTTCAGTAGCCTTCATATAGTGAAATCCAGATTCTTTTACAGATACTACTACTGGTCTGTCCTCAGACATCTTTTGCCAAATCTGGAAAACACATGGAACATCATAGGCTACCTGATTAACCTCAAAGGAATCCTTGGGTAACTCTTTTTCCATAATACAATGAAACTTAGACGGAAATGCCCTTGACATAGACGGTTTCACGAATGACTTTGGTAAGATAAAGGCGATAAGTTCTGCATATTTGGCAGAATGCTGAATGAAAGACTTCGCCAAAGACCCTTGTTTTCCAAATGGCGGATTGCCAAAGAAGACCCTCTTGCCTTCAGAGGAAGGTTCCCATGTCAAGAAATCTCCTTTCAATATACAGTCCATCTTAGGATCCAGGTCAATACCTAGTCTCTGAATGCTGAAAGGCAGGGCTTTCAAGAATGAGCCATTTCCTGCTGACGGTTCTACCCATTGATAGTGAGAAGCATCTGGGAATTTTGCAAGAATACATTCAACACAATCCTTGGCAACAGATGCCCTGGTATAATACTGGTCTTTCGTATTTGTTCTAAACTTGCCTGTGTCCTGAGCCATACAATTCTTTCTAATACTATGAGTTCAACTTTTAGGTACGATATGGATCGTACCTGTATACTATAAAAAATGAAATCATCTTGTTTCTCTGGAAATGTACATGCGGCTTATTATAGTAGAATCACCTGCAAAATGCTCTAAAATCCAGGGGTTCCTAGGACCAGGAAACAAAGTCATTGCGTCAATGGGTCATATTCGTGGTCTAGTTCCCGATTTAGATTCCGTGGGTATCCAAAAGAACTTTGAGCCAACCTATGAATTCTCCAAGGAGAAAGCGAAGGCCATTGCCAATCTGAGAGCCTGTGCGAAGGAGGCAGACACCATTGTTTTGTGTGCAGACGATGACCGTGAGGGAGAGGCTATAGCTTATAGTGTAGCTGTATTGCTAAAGCTCAATCCACTGACTAATCCTAGAGCTGCCTTCCGTGAGATAACGAAGGACGCTGTCTGTAATGCCATTATGCGCCCTCGCACCATTGACATGAACAGAGTAAATTCACAGCAAGCTAGAGCCATGCTCGATATGATGGTCGGCTTTACCATCTCACCCCTTCTATGGAAACATATTGGTGGTGGAACTGCTCTATCTGCAGGTCGGTGTCAGACACCTGCATTGCGCCTTGTATGCGAAAGAGAGCAAGGAATTGAGGCATTCAAATCAGAGTCATCTTGGGTCCTCTCAGGTTCCTTTGTCGTAAAGGGTCAGATAACTGGTAAGAACTCCATGTGGCCAGCTACGATGCTAGAAGAACTAGGTGATTCGGAGTCAGCCCTGAACTACATGGAAAACCATTCAACAGAGCCATCTGGTAAGGTTCGCTCTGCTCTAACAAAGCCATGGACTGAGTCACCTCCTCAAGCTCTAATGACAAGCACTTTACAGCAGCAAACTAGCAACTTGTATCACTGTAATCCTAAGAGAACTATGCAAATCGCTCAGAAACTCTACGAGGCTGGCCACATCACATACATGAGAACTGACCAGACATCAATGAGTGAGGAGGCTGTCTTGCAAGCCAAGAAGACTGTAGAGGCCAGATGGGGTAAGCAGTATCTTGGGGAACTCAAGGTGCCAGTTAAAGTTCAGGCTAAAAAGAAAGATGCTTCAGCAATAGGTCAACCTTCAGGTAAACCCATAGCACAAGAAGCGCACGAGGCTATTCGACCCACACATTTTGAGAACTCACAGTTACCCGAGTCAGAAGACTGGTCTCCTGTAGACAAGAAGATTTACCACCTCATCTGGCTCAGAGCAATTCAATCTATTATGGCACAGGCGAAAGGAGAAGGACGCAATATAGTATTCGATCTAGATGGAGATGAGAATGAGTTGCCCTGGGAGGCCAAGTGGAAGAGAACGTTATTCCAGGGGTGGAAGATAGCAGATGAGAAAGATGCTCAAATCAAGGCTGCTGAAGACAAGGATGATGAGGACGATGTTCAAGAGTCAGCAGATGCATCCTGGAAGTTAGCAGAGGGCATCAAGGAGGGTCAAGGAGTTTCTTGGAAGACATTGAATGCGAAGCCAAAGGAATCCAAGCCTCAAGGACGTTATACAGAGGCTACATTGGTGCGTGATCTAGAGAAAAAAGGCATTGGCAGACCGTCTACATTTGCCTCTCTCATCGCAACCATTGTAGACAAGGAATACGTGGAAATCAAGGATATTCCTGCCTCAGTTCAGAATTCCAAGACTTACACACTGACCTCATTGAACCAGTGGCCCCCTAGTGAAGAGGTGTTTCAATTGAAGAAGGGTGGTGAAAAGACGCGTATCATGCCAACCCCTCTAGGAACTAGTATTCTAGACTTTACAGTAAAGAACTTCCCTGACCTATTCGCCTTTGATTTCACTGCATCGATGGAGGGTAGACTAGACAAGATTGCTGAGGGTGGTGAGCCATGGAAAAAGGTTCTAGAAGATACCTGGAAGTCTTACAAGGATCGCTATGAAGGGCTCAAGGGTGCAAAGGCATCTGCTCAAGGGACAATGGCAAACTCTAGAAGAAAGGAATTTGGCGACTACCTAGTGGCGGTAATGAGTGGAAAGGGGCCTTTGCTTCTAAGAGAAGACCCTAAGGGAGATAAGGATAAGACTGTATTCTATGGATGGCCTGCAGGAAAGCAACTTCAGTCATTGACTGAAGAGGAGGCAAAGGCATTCGTTGAGAATATAGGAAAACAAAGAGCTGGATCTGAATTAGGAGAATTCAATGGAAATCCAATAGTAAAAAAGAAGGGACCCTATGGTCATTATGCAGAGTGTAATGGTGTTCGAGTGAATTGTACAGAAGAGGCAAATCTAGATGAAATCATTGCGAAATTAGAGGCCAAGAGTCAAGAAACCCCTGCTAGAACTCTAGGGCCTTTCCAAATTAGAACGGGTCAGTATGGTCCCTACCTGATGAAAACAGATACACCCAAGGGTAAGAAGCCAGTCTGTGTATCTATTCCTAAGGGAACAGATGTAGAGAACTTAACGGCACAGCAGGCTGGTGAGATATTTGAGGCTGGCGCAAAGGCCAAGGCTGCTGGAGGTTTCAGGAAGTTCAAGAAAACTTGATAAAATTGAATAAAAAGGTTAACTTCTATTAGTATCAAAGATGTTCCGCATCGCATGGAAGTCAAAGGTGAGCGACCGTTCGGGGCATGGAGAGTATTGTTTGACTGAGGAACGCGCAAAGGAGGAGGTAAAGGAAATGAATAAGGATTTCCCTTTATCAACTTTCTGGTATGAGTGTGACAAGCCACCGCCACTTAATCTTAAGGGCCATCGGTGCTCTTATGGCGACCTCACATTCATTGCGTCGAAGTCGCCTGAGGCATAGCCTTCTTAGGCATAGCCTGTTTAACCTTTGGTTTCTTAACTTTTACAACCCCACCTGCAGCAATTATAGCTGCGTCTTTTTGTTCCTTGAGCTTCTTACGCTTATGACACCAAGTCCAGAAATCCTTGGTACCATACTCAGGCATAGGACCGATATCTCCCTCCTGGACTGGCAGTGCCTTTACCTTCTGCCGAGCTGCGTTAATTGCTAGAGCAGTAGTCCACTCGTCATCTCCACGGAATACACATTCCATGTTGGCCTTGGTCTCTGCACATCGCTCCCAGAACTCATCCATCTCTTTTTTCTCTTGAAGGAGTTCCTGTTCATACCACTTGACATCTTCCTCTGTAATGGCCCTATTATTAAGAAGACAGTATTCCCGAACAGCCTCAAAGGCCTCCATTGCCTTTGTGATATAGACACCTGGTGCAGGAGGTGGAGGAACTATAACCTT